TTATACTTCTTACAACTATAAATGTCAAGCTGAAAATGACCATTATCCCAAGTATGTAAAATTATATGACTTGTTGTTATAGCTGTCATCATAGTATAACCTTCATTGCCTTTATCGTCACAACGAGCAGTATAAGGACCACTTAATACTTTCATATCAAGTTCATTTAGAAGATCATCATTAAGATCATTAAGTTCTGGCCATGGCCAAACTATAGGATTGACTTCTTCAAAATGTCCTGTTACTATGAGATGCTTATGAATTAGCTCCATCTTTCAACCCTTGTAATAACAATTCCCATTCCTTTGCTCTGAATCCCCAACTGTAAAAATTATCAAAATAATTCTTTTGAACTTCTAATTGGTTTGTCCAATTGTTTTGTTCTTTCATAACTTTGATTGTATTGTTCATTATACTTGCAAATCTATTTACATGCTTTTGACCATCTTCTGTATATTGATACATACTTGCAAAGTTAGCACACGTTTCTGGAAGTGCACCTAAATTATTAGTTACAGTTAAACATTTAGCACTCATAGCTTCTATAGCTGCAATACAAGATGTTTCAACCCATATACTTGGAAATGCAAATATGTGTGCTCTGCCTAATGCTTCCATAACTTTATCATGTGGTTGATAACCATGATATGTTATTTGTGGATGGTTTTGACAAGTTTCAAATACTTTACTGTATTGTTCATCTCTATGTTTCCAACCATATATTTCAAAACTACTGAATACATCTAAGTGAATATTCTTATGCTCTTTACATAAGAACTCAAATACAGGTACTAACAATTCTAAACCTCTATGTGGAGTTGTATGATAGATTATTCTTATTTCTTTTTTAGGATCTGGCTTATCAATTAACTTATTTGGAATTGGATCAATTGCATTTCTCATTACATGACCTCTATCAAATGGAACACCTAAACCTAAATGAAATGTATGCATCTGATAGTTACTTACAAATATTAACTTTTCAAATCTTGATAATGAGCTTTCATCTTTTAAGTGTTGGTTCTCTGGATCATTCCATAAATCATGTAACCATAAGATTCTTTTCTTATCTTCTAAGTCTCTTACTCTACTACAGATCATTTGAAAATTATCCAATAGTTTTGGATCCATTTCTTTCTTTAGTCTTTCAAACATTCTTTCAGTACCACCTTGACTTTTAGTCCAAGTACCACTGTTAGTCATTTCGTTTCCGTTACCTAGAGAAAATTCTTTTTCCTTTTGATCTTCTTCTACACCAGTAATGTTAAGCTGTGTTGCCATCTGCTATCTCCTTTTCACCATTCTTTTTACCAATATTATACTTTGCAGTTAAGTTCCATTGATCCTTTTCTTTGAAAGGTAAGACCTTAATCTGACTTATAGGAGCGACGGGTTCTTTAGATAAATCTGGATTTACCAATTTTAGAAGTCCCCATTCTGCTAATAGATTTGCTATTGTGTTTCTTCTTGATATATCACTTTCTGTAAAGTTAGAAGGCTTACCATCAAGAGCAAACAGTTCTTTGAAGTGTACTATAAAGTATCTTCCTTGTTTATGTAATATGTGACATGATTGATAGAGAGTTTTATCTTTTCTTGATGCAACTCCAATCCTTGTTAGAGTTTCTCTGACCTTTAGAAAATCATCACCTTCGTTAAGTTTCACTTCAATCATATTGTCCGTGTCAATTGTCATTTCACACCACCTTTATTTAATTTCTTTCTAATAATATCAAATTGTTGTTTAGATAATATAGACAAAGCTGAACTAGCTTTATCATTGTTATAACCATAATATTGTTTGATTAATTCTATATTTTCATTATCTTGTTTCTTATCCCATTTCTTAAATCTATTCTTGGGACGTATTCTATTTATGTAATAATCATATTGTAATTTATTATCTATATGATGTCTCATATTCATCTCATTAGATAACAAAATACAATCTACAAACTGAGATAATGCTCGATTAGTAATAAATGGATTGTAACTAGATTCGTTGGTACTATCCATAGCTATATTCTTTTTGTATGTAATACTGTTAATAAAGTCAAAAGGTTTCATCTTCCCTGCCTTCTATACTTTTTAAAAGATCTTCTTTTATGTTTATTCATACTTGCCATCTTCACTTTACCTCTACCAATAGATGTTCTCTTCTTAGTAGGTTCAAAGACAGATGTAATATATGACTTTACTTTTCTCATTATTTAAACTCACATTCTATCATTAAGGTTGTTAAACAAGCAACTAAATTAATCTCATGATCAGCTACAAATGCATTTTTGTATTGATAGTCAGCAATAGTTGTAACTAGAACAGGAATGCTTGTCTCCTTCAAATTCACATTACAAGTATCATACAGCTTTCTGTATATTGTTGTTGGATCATTATCTAAGTTCTCTGTCACCCATTTCCTCATATTATCATATTCTTTTTTCTTTAGATACTGTATCAAATTACTAAATGATCCATCACTCATTTGAGTTAAGATGCCAACATCTATCTTTCCATTATTACTATATCTTTGTAACTCATTAAGTACTCTTCTCCAATCAGGAAAGTACTTCATAATAAGTTGTGCAAGAACTTTATCAGTATATTCAACCTTCTCTTGTGAAAGAATACTTTGTAATCTTTTCATAAACTCACCAGCAAGTTTAGGTTGATCTTGTTTAGATATGTTAAACTCTACTGAACTACATCTACTATGTAAAGGTTCAATAATTCTATTCTTATAATTAGCAGTTAAAATAAATCCACAGTTCTTACTAAACTCTTCCATAAAGTTTCTTAAAGCAGGTTGTGTACTTTGAGGATTAAGATAATCAGCTTCATCTAAGATAACAAACTTTCTACCTCCAGTTAAACTAACTGTACTTGCATAAGTCTTTATATCATTTCGTAATGTATCAATACCACCATTCATACTTCCATTAATAACCATATAATCGGATCCAACTTCTTCTAACATTGCTCTTGCAATAGTAGTCTTTCCAACACCAGGTCCACCAGATAATAATAAGTTAGGTATACCATTATCTACAAAGCTCTGAAAGGTTGTCTTTAGTTGTGAAGGTAGGATTGTTTCTTGAACAGTTTTAGGTCTATACTTTTCTACCCATAAAAAATTATCCATTAAATGAACTCCCATCTTGAGCTGGGATCCAATATTGAACATTATCATACTTACTAGAGAACTCAACTATATGAGCTGGCTCTTCTATAATAGATACATCATAACTATGTGGAAGAAGTTTAATATTCTCTACAGCAAGATCGTAACTAAAAGATGTATCCATCATAGTTTCTCCAACCTTCTTAGTAAAGTTATTTCCTGTTGGGTTCTTTTTATCTTTAGCTGTAATAGTAATATCTTGTTTACCAGCTTCAGATTCAATCATAATACTAGGTAGTTGCATTACATTAGCAGCTTGTACTAAGTTCTTTACATCAGTCTCTGTTAAGTTAAAACCTAACTTCTTTTGAAACTCTGGTGTAACTTCTTTAGGATAAGTAATCATATCTTTATCAGTATAAAAATAATTACTTGAACTCTGACCACTACTAATAGATACATGGCTAGCATCAAAGTCTAACTCTGGATCTTCAAATAAACTTAACACACTTAGAAATTGGTTAAGATCATATATTCCAAACTCAAAAGGAATGTCTTCTTCAACAACAGCTTGAGCTGCTATTCCGTTAAGAGTACTTTTCGTCTTTAATTTATTACCAGTTCTGAATAACATGGACTGGTTTATGCTACTAAAATTCTTTAGAATCTTAACAGTCTTTTCACTTAATTTCATAATATAACTCCATAATTTATTTTTGCTCAGGTGCTAGAGATTTCTTATTACCTCCAAGCATTGCAGGGTCAGCTGTAGCAGCTGCACCAATTTGTGCCAAGTCAGTTAGACTACCACCAAACATATAAGCACCTTGGTGTGTTAATCTCATCCAAGGACACATCCATATCTTTAGTCCAATCTTTCTTGCCCACTGACAGAACATATAATCTTCTGATAAGTATCTGTTTGAATCTGGACATATAACAGTATCAAAGAAAGCAGTTATCTGTCTTGATCCATCAAAGTGTTTAGTTCTAATATGATCAGGTTTATATAATAACTCAGGATATGCTTTTGCATACTTCTCAAGAGCACTTCTTGTTACCATCATAAATCCTGTACCACCTTCTAACACTTCTGCTGGTTCATTAACCTTAATCTCAGTTACACCTTCAACAGGATTGAATACATAATCACCTACATACTTTTCTAACTTGTTAGGATTCTCATCAGCAAAGCCTCTATCAACAGCTCTCTTAATCTTTTCCCAAGATATAGTTTTCTTAGGATAAGGTCCACATACTATATCTTTATCTGATCCAGGTTCAGCTAAAGCAGCTAACGCTAAAACATCTTGAGGATCAAAACCAATATCACTATCAATAAACATTAAATGTGTAGCTTTAGATCTCAAGAACTCGTCTACAAGATAGTTTCTTGCTCTTGTAATTAAACTTTCATTAAATAGATAAAAGAAAGATATCTCTAATCCATACTTAGCTCCAAGTGCAGATAGATCTGCAGTAGACTTTGTATACTGTCCACCACACATTCCTCCATACATTGGAGTCGCTACAAAGATTTTTCTTTCTCTTAACTTTTTTATATCAATGCTTATTTCCACTTATTTCTCCATATTTGTTATCATGTTGTTTTCCTATACCATAGCTGCCATCATACATTGATAAAGTCTCTGCTTCAAACAATATAAATTGACCGACTCTAGTTCCTTTTTTTATTTTAGCTGGACCAACTCTTACATGTAAACAGCCAGCCATCACTCCGTGATAACCACTATCATATAGTCCGCTTGTAATAAATAATCCGTTTCTGTTTAACGTTGATCTTGTGATTACATAACCAGCATACCCTTCACCAACGCTTACAATATTTTCCATAACAATCTCATAAGTACCTCTTTCAAGATTAAACCATCCTTCTTCGTCTGGTTGTACTTCTACAGATCCTCTATGTGTTTTAGTTTCTTCGCTTATGATAAAAGGTTCTTTTTTATTAATCTCAAAGATCTTATTGATCCTTAGATCGACAGCATTAGGTTGACTGTCACCTTCTTGAACATTTGTTAGTTCACAATCATTTGTTTTGCTCAGTATATGTTTCACCGTGTCCTCCATAATGTAATGCTAATACCGCATAATGTATAATCTTTAGTAAGTCTTTTTTATTCTTACCATCTTTCTTACCATATCTCATAGCGTACTTAACTATTGTACCTAAGCACATATCTTCAGCTATGCCCATACTTTCCCATACATCTAAAGTCTGTATTTGTTTATTACCAACATAATGTTGACCATAAGTACTCTTAATGTATTCAAAAGTATCGTCTAGTAAGTTATCTTCATTGTATTTAAATTTAGGCAACTTCACTTATCTTATCTTTCACTCCTTCTTTCGCTTGTAAGCCCCAGAGGTATGCATATACTAATCTATCAATATATTCCATATTCTCTTTAGCTAAGTTGATAAAAAAATCATTATCTTCTTTATCTTGCTCTAATTTGTGATTAAAGTCAACAGGCATATGAAATTTTCCATGAAGTAATCCACCAGGTGTATCATCATAACCATAACCATTTAGTCCATGCCAGATAGCACTACTACTATCCCAAGTATCAATAAACTTTTTGAAAGGTGCCATAAATTGTATTTCATTAGGACCATCAACCATTCCTAAGAAGTGAAGTAGTTGACCATTCTTTCTTATTCCTCCAAGTAAGCCTCTTTCAGCTAACTGATACATCATGTGGAGTCTTGAATTGAATCTATGTAAAGAAGGTTCGTGTCCAAATGGTTCAATGCCATACGCATTAGGCACAGCAAGAATACTAAAGCCAATATAATCAACCATTTGTGGATTCTCTGTAGCCCATCTAAAACATTCAATATAATCTTCTTTATCATTTTTCTTTCCTTGAGGTACAAAGAAAGTCTTTATACCTGCTTCTTTAAATATAGGTGCTTGTTCTTTTGCTGCTTCAATAGTCTTCTCAGAAGACTCACCTGGATAATCTGTCATAACAGCATAGTCAGCATCTATACGTTTAGCATAATGAACTATCTCTTCACCAGAAAGATATCCTTTACCTTCTTGTGTAAATTCAAAAGCACTGTTATCCATTATGATAGTGGATCCATTCTTCTTTTCTTCTTTATAAAAATTTGTATACTCTAAGTTATCTACAAGATGAGCTAGAGTTAAATGTACTTCTCTACCTTTAGTAAGGTGTAAGTAATTTATTGGTGAAATGTGACAGAAATGTGTCTTTGACATATAGTCCATAATATACCTTTCAAATGTAAAAGTCAACTATTATTTAATCATTCACAGTGCGAATGTCTGATATTGGTACTGTTGACGTAGTACCGGTACCAGGTTCAGAAATCTTTGCATAAGTCTGTCCGTTCTTCTGAGTCAATCCTTTGTAGTCACCTGCAATTACTTTCTTGCCTTGTTGATAACCAACTTTAGAATCTCTACCCTTCCGTTCAGACTTAGCTTTAGATAGCTTGAGTTTTTTTCTTATAGCAATTTCATTTTGTTGTTCTATAAACTCAGCATATCCTTTCATTATTTTTTAGCCTCTGGATCATATTGATCCACCAATGCACTTACATGCTTATCAAAATGTTTTACATTATGAGAACCAAACTTTTTAATAAACATTCTCTTAATGGTAGGGTGATCTTTTTGTGTATTTTGTACATGATGATAAGTAAAATCTCTCATCTTCTTATGATCAGCCTTTGAAGCTATAGGTGCGCCCCCATACCTTGTTGAAGGTTGTTCTTCTAAATCATGATTGTACATCATTTCTTCAGGTGGTGTTTCTAAAAATTCTTTAAAAGATTTAAATATTGTTTTCATTAGTACTCCTTAGGATATTCTATATGACAACCATTCTCACCGTCTTCACTTACGTCTATTGAAAGTCGTCTACCTGGGTATTTATCTTTTATTTGCTTTGCAAGGTCGTCTGCCATCATTTCACAGCTTTTATAATCTAGTTGTAATGTATCATCTGCATATAAACTTTCTAACCATCTCTTAAATATAAAGAATTCTATGTCTCTATCATTATCATATACTTCAATCTGTACTTTAAAGTGAAACATATGTCTATGTGGATATCTTAGAAAGTCAACTTCATCAGGTGCATCAGGATACTTATGGATCCCTTCCTTCTGAAAAGTGACCCATATATTCTTTTTTACTTGTCGTTCTACTTGTTCTCGTGATTGTTCACGAATTGTATCTTTTATAAACTCATCATAACTACCCATTAGTCTTCCTCAGGTAGTCCTTTGAGTTCTCTTATCCTATGTTCCATCCAACTCTTAGATGTAAACATATGACCACAATCTTCAGGTTCAGCAATATTATCAATATGTTTGATCTCTGCTTCTAAAACTTTTATTGTATTTTCAATACTCATGGTTCGCTCCTCTTCTTCCATCTCCTCTGCTATATCGTAATACCACCCACACATAATTAATATAATCTATAAATACAACAGGGATTGAAGTTGCGAGTGAGAGAGGAGTGAGTCCAATCCCTGTTGATTTGTACGTCTATACATGCTCACATTATATATTACAAAATGCATAAACGATTCCTTCCTTAACCACTTCTAGCTAAGTTCAAGAATTCTTTTCTTGTTTCAGATTCCTTTTCAGCAAATACTCCACCTACTGATAAAGTAACGGTACTACTTGTTTGATCTTGAATACCTCTACTTTTTACACACCAGTGTTTAGCATCTACATAAACTGCTACATCTTTAGTCTCTGCTACATATTGAATAGTAGCTCTGATCTGCTCTGTTAGCCTTTCTTGAACTTGAGGTCTCTTAGCAAAGAATTGAACAATTCTATTCAACTTAGATAAACCTAAAAGTTTCTTATCAGCTATATAAGCGACAGTAGCTAAACCATCTATAACAACAAAGTGATGTTCACAATTAGACTGTACATTAATATTCTTCTCTAATAAAAATGAACCATTATTCTTCATCTTATTTTCTATCGCTGTACACTTAGGAAAGTAATCATAATTTAATCCATAAAATATTTCATTTACATACATCTTAGCAACACGCTTAGGTGTATCAGTCAAAGAATCATCTGAAAGATCTAATCCTAATTCAACCATTATATCATCAAAGCTGTCTGCAATAGCAGCTATCTTCTTTTCTGCTGACTCTTTTACTAGATCGGTCATTGGTGTTTCTAAACCTTGTTTAACTAAGTAAGCATGAACTTCCTTACCTAAACTTGGATTACATTTATAACTTGGGTGCATTTTACTCCTCCTTTTCTACAATAGCACTGTTAGCTCCATGCTCTGCACATTCTACTTTTGTAACATAGCATCTATTATTAGTTTTTTCTCTTATCAATTTGTCTGCATAGTTGAATGCATGTTCTGCAAACTTCTCTGCACCGACACCATCAAAAATTCTTATCTCTGCAAGATCATCTTTTTCTAAATCTATAAACTTATCTATATGTGGATCGTTCTTGTCTAAACAGACTTTATGATCGAACTGATCTTCCAACCAAGCCTTCAAAGGTCTAAGACCTCCAAAGTCCACAGCCCAGTTTCTATTATCAAGGCTTTCACATGCAAAAGTAAACGTAAACGCTAGACTATATCCATGTAAAAAGCGGCAATGTGAATGGTCAGCATTAGGCTGTCTAAATACAGCGCTTAGTCCAATGTTATGTCCATAATGTTTCGTACTTTTGTATATCATTATTTATTCTCCCAAGGAAAGTTAATCCAGTCTTCATTATAAAACATCTCTCCATATAAGTCAACAGAGAAATCAGATTGTTTCTTATTAATCAATGCAGCAGTGATAAAAGTTAATCTTCTGTTCTTAAATATATCAGATACAACTTTAAATGTTGTTCCACTATCATTGATATCATCTACAATAAGGTATCTTGCATCTGCAATAGGTTTAAATTTTGTATGATGTGTAGCTTTATTATCTCTGAATGAGACTCCTAGAACTTCCATAGGTAAATTTAATTTATGTGATAACATAACAGACGGTATCAATCCACCTCTAGCTATTCCAACAATATGGGTTGGTTGAAACTTTGTGGCTCTACCAGAAATCGTATTTACCAATTCATCTATCTTGAACCAAGGATAGTCTATTATACATTTAGACACCAATTGCATTCCCCCATAGATAACAATGAACTCTTGCGCTTACTTTATAACCACGCTTTAGAGTCTCGGTAGCGATCTTACCTGCTTCTTCTTTCTGTGTTTCTTCTGTTGCACCGATAGGCATAATCCAGATAGGAAAGTTAACCCCATTAGCGCGAAAAAGTCCAATAACATGCTCTACTTCCTCCCAGCATTCTTTTGTTCCATTACAAACAAATTTTAATTGTCCTCTTCTACTTAGGTCCCAATAGTTTTTGACATGGTCAGGTTTAATTGCTTTTTCATTTTTTTCTCCTGATACAGTAAATAATTTAGGACTTATACTCCAAAATAATTCTCCATCATAACTTTCTACATAATCATCTATCATTCTAATAAACTCACCATCCATACAATCTATATCTTGTGTACCATTAGTTTCAATAGTTATACTTGGTGGTACATTTCTTTGAGCCATAAACTCTCTCATTACATCTACTATTGCTTCTGCATTATGTTTTAACATAGGTTCTCCACCTGTAAAACACATATGATTATCTTTTACTAAACCATGATGATTAGGTCCATCTTTCATCATACTTTCTATCAATCTATCGTAAATATCTTTAGATGTTCCTTTATGTTGTAATCCTTTAAACTTTCTTGACCAACTATAACTACTATCACATCCATATTTAAACACAGGAAAATCTTCTAATCTATTATACTTACTTGGATCCAAATCTTCATATGGTAGTTTATAAGTTGACGGATCAGTAGGATCCTTCTGACCAAAACCATGACATTGTAAATTACAAGCCCACAATCTTAACCACAGAGTAGGATATCCTGTATAGAATCCTTCACCTTGTATACTATGAAATATCTCACTATAGAGATGTTCTTTTCGCATTCTTTCTCCTCAACCTATCCAACTTAATCTTTTCTTTTCTTGCTCTATCTAAATGAATCTTATTAGCTCTAGCTGTAAAGTTAACTCCATTCAAATGATCATATTCGTGTTGAAATATCCTCGCAGTTAATCCTGTTAATTTAAATGTATCAGTATTCTTTTGCCAATCAGTTATCCTAGCTCTAATCTCAACAGGTCTTTTTATCTTAATAAACAAACCAGGAAAACTTAAACAGGCTTCCTCACCATACTCTAAACCAGAAGAAAAGTCAACTATCTTTGGATTAAAAGCTCCAACTATACTTTCTGGTTCATTATAGTTACCAAATACAAACATACTATATTGTAAACCTACTTGATTACATGATAGACCTAGACCTTTATGTTTAATCATAGTAGCTGCCATTCTTTCAAACAACTCTCTTGGATCCATTGGTGGATTCTCCAAGTCAAAAGGAGTTGTCTTTTGTTTTAAATATGTGTCTACTAACTTAAATGGTTCTGCCATTGCTCTATCATTTCATCTAACATTGTTTCAAAAGTATATTGTGGTTCCCATTTCAAAGTCTTTCTTGTCTCTGAACTATCACCACATAAGTATTTTAATTCTTCAGGTCTCATAAACTTAGGATTCTGTGTAACATATAGTTGTGGATCCAAGTTTAACTTCTTGAATACATATGTAACTAAATCTCTAACACTATGACTTTTACCTGTAGCTATAATCCAATTCCTTGCTTCTTTATAATCCATCATCTTAATTATAGCTTTCATATAATCTTTACTATGACCCCAATCTCTTTTACTATCTAAGTTTCCAAGAACAAGTTTATCAGCTTTACCTAAAGATATCTCAACTGCTTTTTTAACTACTTTGTTAGTTACAAAGTTGGATCCTCTTCTTGGACTTTCATGGTTAAATAATATACCATTAACAATAAACATCTTGTAGGCATTTCTATAATGATTAGCTAAATTGAATCCTAAAACTTTAGCACATCCATATGGACTAACAGGATTCATTGGTGTAGTTAATCTTTGGTGACCATCTTCATCACAACTGTTACCAAACATTTCACTACTACTTGCTTGATAAAACTTTGCTTGTGGTACTAAGTTTTTAACAGCTTCTAACATATTCAATACACCAAGTGCATTTGTCTTTATTGTAAAAGATGGTACATCAAAACTAATTCTCACATGACTCATAGCTGCTAAGTTAAACACGTGAGTTGGTCTAACTTCTTTCATTATTCTATACAATGAATGTTCGTCTAACAAGTCACCATAATGTGTTTTGATTTTACTATTTATGTGTTCGTATCTTGTACTTTGGCTCTCAGGAGTACTCTGTCTTCTGATAATACCATGTACTTCATAATTTAAATCTAATAATAATTCTGCAAGATAACTTCCATCTTGACCACCTAGTCCTGTAATTAATGCTCTATTCATTAAATATCCTTTTTGTTGATAAGTCACTATACGTTCTATTGTTTCCAGAGTCAAGGTTTTTTTTAGGAACTTGATCCATTAACAATATACCTCTTGCAGCATCTTCTGGTGTCATATAAAAATGATAACCATTATACTCAAAGTCATCTTCCATATAACTGATAGTTAAATCTCTACCATCATATGTCATCTTTCTAAACCATTCTGCTGCAGCAAGTTCATCTGTTAATATCATACCACCTCTTCCAATTGGTATTCTTTTCTTTAACTGAAAACTAACAACATGAAAACCACTCTTATACATTCCTTGAGTCCATCTAACAGCACCATCCCAAATGTCAAATGGTTTCAGTTGATACATTCCAGACCATTGTATATCTCTAAACTTAGGTTTAAAACCAGCATGTTTGATTTGCATAGGAACACTACAATAAGTATAGTTTGGTATCTCTACAAATTCGTTAATCATTTTCATTACATCTTTGTAATACTTCAATGCCAAAAACAATCCATGTGAACAACAATCAACAGCTACACCATACTTTGCTCCAGCAAACTTAGCTACTTTCTTTTCAAACATTGTAACTACTTCTCTTGGATCCTCAAACTTGTATCCAGCTTTCTTTAGTTGATCTAACTCTGGTCGTTGAAACTCAGGTGGTAGTTTACCTAATGGCCAACTTTTATACTCACTCATCTAAAAACCTTTTATCTAATTTTTGTCCTTTATATGGTCCTGTCTTAAACTCATATACTTTACATTCACCTACAGCTTTGTAAGTATGTCCACCAAGTAATGTTATAGAACAATCACCAGGACCTATTCTATAATTACCAATAGGTGCATCTCCTTCTACATCATAATATGTAACATCAACTTCACCTTCTACTACAACCCAACTTTCTTGAGCTATAACTTTTTGCTCTCCTTCTTTCCATATATGCTTATGTGGTCTAAAGGTTGTACCATTTGGAAGATTAAGTGTTGATAATTGTAGAAAGTTATCTTCAGGAATGATGTCTTTTCTTTTTTTGTTTATCTCTTCTTTTTTAATTATTATATGACATAGTTTTTCAACATCATGTCTTGAATATATTTTAATCATGTTCGTACTCCATCCAATCTATATTATCAAACAATTCTGTAAATAAGTCAAGACATTTCCAATCATTCTCTGTAATCATGCCTTCCTTACAATTTTTTCTATCCAACATATGATAACTTAGATTAGGATTAAGTAATGCTGCTGATAAAATATAACTACTAAAACCACCCATAACTATCTTACTATTGTAAACCATAAACCATTCTTCTACACTATCATTATTGTAAGGACTTGTTTGAGTATTCAATGAATCAAGAACATCTGTATCATCTCCAATAACCATACTATTAGGAATATGAGCTATAATTTTTTTGTAAGTATCTACTGATACTAATGGTCTATCTATTTGTCGTACATGAATGATAGGACAACCTGCTGGTTCTTGATCCATTTTCTTTACAGTCATCTTATCTCTTATCTTATCAATAAACTTATGTACATTTTTAATTCTATCTTGATTGAAAATAGGAAACTTATTAGTTCCATCTTTAGTATCAACTTTTATA